CTCCTCGTTTAGAATCTTGGTGTTAGTGTCGTGAACCTGTGCGTAATATTGCTCGTACGACTTGTTACCCGTGTCGTAATCCGCCTTAGCTTGTGATAGAGCTAACTTACGCTGGCTTTCCAGGGAGGCATTATCCGCGTTAGTCTGAGCGATTGCGGCATTAATTCCGCCCTGGTTCGTGTATGTAGCGTGTGGCTTGGTCTTCTTAGCGTACTGCGCATTAATTGTGTCTATAGCCTCGTAGTGGTCTTTAAGGGCCTGCTGATACTCCTTGCTACCCTTGTCTACCACATCCTTAAGCTTAGCGAACTTAGCATTCTCCGCTGCAATCTCAATGTCGCGCTGTTTACCTGGTCCCGCGTGCGACGAGTCATTAAGGTAATTGTTTAGCGCTATCTGTGCGTCTCCACCTTTCGCGCGTTGCTTATTGTCATCCGCTGCTTTCTGTTGAGCCGCGTGTACCTTCTGTAACCCCGCTACCTGTGCGTTAGCCGCGTCCATCTCTTGCTGAGCTGACGACACGTTACCGAACGGCATAGCTTTAGCTTGTGCTAGGTTCCGCGCTGCCGCAGCTTGACGCTGGGTAGCATCCGTTAGCTTTTGCGTGTTGGACGCGGCTACGCCCATACGGTCGAAGTTATCCCCGGCTTGTTTAGCAGCGTCCGCGAAGCTTTGCCAGATACGGGTAAGTAATCCTACCTCTTGCGTACCTTCCTTAGCCATGCGGCTTTGCGACTCCGCTACAGCGTCAATAAACGCCTTAGTAGCTTGGGCCGTATCTCCGGTCTTAATGTAGCCTTCGATAACTTCAATTTGTGCAGCGCTGAATGTATGGTACTTGGACTGTAGTTCGTCAATACCCTTCTTAGGGTCTTCGATCATCTTGACGAATGCTTCCGCCGCCTTCTCTGCGGTTAGACCTGTGTCCTTACCGAACTGGGTAACAACTCCAGTTAGTTCCGCTAGCGTATCCGCTGATACTCTGCCTGAGCCTATTAGCGTAGCCATAGTAGCGCTAACTTCTACCAAACCGCCATTAGCGGACGATAGCCCCTCCGCCATTGCGGTAAGCTGGTCCTTAGTCAAACCAAGATAGCCATTAGTAGCTACAGACGACTTATTAAGCGAATCAATAGCCGTGACAGTCTTGTAAATCTCGTAGCCAACGAACGTTACCGCAGCCGCGAACAGACCCACGCCCAAACCTGCAGCGGATAGGATAGCGCTAAGTGCGTCCGTACGCTCCGCCAACACGCCCAGCGATCCGCCGAACTTTGTCCAGTTACCTTGGCTTGCTTCGTGAGCCAACACCAGCAACTCCCGTCGCGCGCCCATTGTGGCTAGGTTAAAGCCGTGCGTTTTATTAGTTGCCGCGTCTAACTGCCCGATATAGCCGGATACTGAATCGGAGATACCAAGCTGTGCGGCCTTCATTTGTGCCAGTTCCGCGCGTGTCTTACCCGCTTGGTCCGCTGTGCGTGCAAGCTGAGACACAAAGTTATTGATAGCGCTTGCGGACGCTTTGGAGCCTGTTGTAGCGGCTTCCGAGATTGCCTGCTGTGCCACCTGTACCCGCTGCGCTGCAGCCGCCTGAGAGGCTGAGAACGCGTCTGCGGACTTCCGCGCCCTGTCCAGTTCTGCTGTGTACCCGCTAGCGTCTGCGGAGACCTTAACTGTAGTCTGATTATTTGCCACGGGTTACGGCCTCCTGTACCTGTTCTATGACTGCTGCGCCTGCTTCGTCTTTCTTAGCTTCGAAGGAGGGACGAATAAACGGCTTAGCAGCCATCTTTGATGTTCCATACTCTAGGAGACGTGCATACCACGCCTTCTTATTAAACGTTACCGCGTACGTTGCTAACTTCCCGGCTACCGACTCCTCCGGAATGTATGTAACTATGATCGCGTCTTCTAGAGTACCCGTACGATAGTACGGCATAGCCCTAACCTTAATTTCACGATAGAAAACGGTAGCCCCTGCAGCCGCACCTTTACGTAAGGCAGACTCAGAGGCTCCTAATGCAGCGCGTTCTAGTACATCAGTTAGCGCCTGCGGATTTTCCACGACGAATGGTGATTTGCTTTTTGCCACTTGCTTTAAGCTCCGCTAAGTTAATGCCGAACACCGTAACGGCTACTGCTTCAGGTGTAGGCGCGGAGGGTTCCGCTTGTGGTTCCTGTGCCCACGGTATGAAGTCGTTAGGCTTATACGCGGGCGTGTCTTTGGATTTATTTATATTCGCTGTGAGGCTAGCTAAAGTACCCATACGGATATCGTCTATACGGTCTCCGAAAGGCTCTAGGGAGTAGTACGCTTTCCACTCCCCAAACTCCGCGCTAGACATTCTGTGCTGCAACTCGTCTACTGTGCTGTGTAACTCTTTAGCCAGCCGGAACCAGAACAAGCGCTCCGGGCTGGCCCTCAGTTTTTTACCGCTGCTTCCTCAGCATCAGCACCGATGTTATTAACCTTAAGCGCTTCAGCAGCGATAGCCGATACAGCGCTAGCAGCCTTATCACGGAGCGTAGCAACATCATCCGCGTTAAACGTAGGAACGCCGTTAGGATCGACCACGGTAGCCGCTACAATCGCTGCCTCAAAGTGACTAGCGGACTTATCCCCAGAGGTAATAAGCGCCTGGAATTCATCGCGCGCTTTACCAGTGAGTACCTTAAAGTACAGCACTGCATTGACGGCCTTAACTTCTACGGCCTTAACTTCAGCTTCAAGCGCTGCGAAAAGTTGTGCTTTATCCATTAGGTATCCTTATACTTACGAACCAACGGTAACGGTGATATCGCCCGATACTTCCAAATTGACCGAACCGGACACAACCGTATCAACCTTAGCGGAGATAGGGAAGTTCGAGACGTACGCGCTAAACGCAATCGTAGACGCATCCGAAAGAGTCATCTTAAACATTTGCAGGCTACCGGCTTTCTTAGCAGCGAGCAAAGCGGAGTGCGAAGTTTCCGTAAGATTGATGTTAAGAGCAAGCGTAAGCTGTCCCCAGTCTTGCAAACCAAGACGCTTTTCTTTCGCAACGCTATCAAGGTCCGTAACGTCGATAACGTTAGCAGCTTGGGTAAAGCCCGATACGTCCGTAAGATTGGTAATCGTGGACCAGATAGGCGTAGCCGTGGTGCCGCTGTTATACGCGAGGGTTGTTCCTTGTGCTGTAATTGCTGTAGAACTCATTTGTTATCCTAAGTGTAAGTGATACTAAAATCTAGACGTGAGCCATACAGCAAAGTATCGGCTTCGAAGGTACTAACGGGGCCGCCAATAGGCACGGCCTTTACTACGGGATTTACTAATGCATCGAATGCTTGTTCCATAATGCTTGCGGCCTGTGAGCGAGTCTTAGCCCACACAGTTACTTGCATACGGGAGTTACGGGTAGAAGGTGTATCGGCATCAAGGGTAACGAACGTCTGTCCTCCGACTGCCTGATACGTAATCCATGGTGCGGGTGTAGCTGCAGGCGCTAAGTCTGGGTAGACGTTCCCGCCAGCAAGGGCGGATAGTGCGCCATACACGATAGCTTCAGCCTGCATTTGCGTTCTCCGTACATGCTAGGTCCACGAACTCACGAGTAGCAACGTTAGGCAACACGGATGCAATGTTATAAATAACGTTCTGAGCTATAGCCCGGTCTCCATTGTTAATTCCTAAACGCCAGCGAATACGGATACTCGCGTTACCTTTATCAATCTGCGTTCCGCCCGCTACTTTCTCTATACCATTAAGCGTTAGGACTTTGCCCCATACAGAAGCGTATTCCGTCCATACTTCGATAGGCTGGCCTAGCTCGTCTTTACCGGAGGACTTACGCTGTAGCGATACCTTAAGGCCAAGGTCTCCCGCTAGAATCCCGGAGCCTTGCCGTTTCTTCTGGCCGGGAGTCATTAGGCGAATACCACGGAACGGAGACGGGAGAGCAAGCAAACTGCACCCACGCTTAGCGGGTCGTCGAATCCTTCACGACTAGCGAAGATGGTCGCCAGTACGAGGAGGGTAGCGAGCTTTGCGCGAGGCGGTACCTTGTCAGTGGTCCAATCAGCGGGCGTACTACCGTCCGCTGCTGTAGTACCAACATAATCCGTAACAATGTCCGAGGCTTGTGTAATCTTTTCGGACAGGTCTACGTCTGAGAACGTATCATCAATACGAAGGTGAAACTTAGCTTCGTCAAGGGTTACTAGATCACTCATTAGAGTCCCCTTCCGTAGCGTTAGCCGTGGGCTTCTTAGCGGGCGTATTAGCTGGCTTCATAGTCTCTCCCGCTGGCGTAGTAGTGCCCCCAGAACCATCCGTAATTGCTTGGCGTTCCTTAAGCATAGAAAGCGGAATCCATTGGGCCTGGAGGTAAGGCGTCTCGCCACCCTCAACCGGAGGCAGACCAACCGTAGCGCGTGCCTCGTTAGGCGACATAACGCCAGAGCTAACAGCCTGTGCATTAGCCGCGTGCTGTGCCGCTGCGTCCATACGCATAAGCCCGTTCGTATCAATCTCCGTACCCTGTCCATCGGGGACGCCTAGACCATCGTCTAGAAGTAGCTCCAATCCCTCAATATGCGCCTGCAAGCAATCGCTGTAGTACATGCCCTCGTAGATAGCCGCGCTAGCTGCAGGGCGTGAGGCAGTCTCCGCACCTAGCTTATGCAAGGGAACGTGATAGCAGCGCGCAATATCTTCTACGGACCATTTAAGCTGTTCGATAAGCTGAGCATCAGTGCTAGTCATAGTCATAGACGAGTACGTAAGTCCACCAGCTAGGACAGCCACGCTGCCACTGCTAGTACCGGAGTTAGCTGCAGCCCAATTAGCCTTAGCCTTGTCCGCTTGCTCCTGAGACAATGCGCCCGGAGCGGTAAGCACACCAGAAGGGCGCGCGGCGTTACCAAAGAATGCAGCCGAATTAACCGCAATGTTGCTACCCATCGTAGCGGAGACCGCACACGCTACGAGCGGGGACACACCTACCAATGGATGCCAAGGACAGATACCGCGATCATGGATAATGTCACTGGCCGGAATTACTACAGCCTCTAGCGGGGACACTTGCAGCGGGGACATTGTGACTTGATAGAATATCGAGTCGTCCGGAGCAACCATCGGGATAACGTAGCGCGGATTAAGAATCTCCATAGCGATAACTGCGCCGATAGAATTCCGCGTCTTAAGAACGTATGTGTTACCCCAGAGCAACTTACTAGACAGCCACAGCTTAATGAATTGTTGGCGTGTCTGGTAGTGGTTCGGTTTGTTTAGTACTTTCGTGTAACGTGGTGCGGGAGACTCCTGCCAAACGGCGTCAATCTGCTTAACGTACTTGATACGAAGCTTGGAAATGTCGGACGAGATAAGGTCTACGCACGAAAACACGGGACCGGAGGCAAGCATCCCGTTCTGTCCTACTAGGCTCTTATTCTCCTGCCATGCTCCCGTGTATGGCTCACGTGCAAAAAGCCCGTCTCCACCAGGGAACATCGTAGCGGAGAGACCTACGCCTAGCGGAGTCTTACCGGGCTTTTTACGAAAGTACCCTTTTGTAATGCTATCGAGAAAGCCCATAGGTCTCCTTGTAGTTAGACTGATTTCTTAGGACGACCGGGACCGCGCTTAGGCTCGTCTTCCGTAAGTGATACTTCTTTTACCCAGCCCAGAGCGATAAGCGCTCTTGCATCCGTGGGGCTGTACTCTCTAAATTCTCCCGTGTGAAACACAGGGCTAAACTGAATGTCTTGCAGGGCTTGCACCCGAACTCTTTCGAACATAAGCCCTCCGGGCCAGTCAGTTAAACAGACGCTAGCGCCCAAACGCCAGCGGTGCGGACGTAGCGCTTACCGTCCATCGAATCAAGTGCAATGCTTCCGTCAACACCAACGGTATTAGCGGGAGCGCTACCCTTGAACTGCAGAACAATGAGGCCAACTTTTTGCGCGTTATACAACGGCAAGATATCGCGTGGTTTGAATGCCATAGGATTCCTAAAGAATTAGCCCGCAGTTACGCGGGCAATACTATTACGAGCCGTAGGCCGCACCAGTGATTTGAGCAGCCGCCAAGTTACGACGCTTAGCCCAGTTAATGAACTGACCGATACGGATAGCGACCAAACCATTTTGGAACATCGAGACCGGGGTAGACACTGCACCAGCCGGGTTGCTGTCCATAATGATCGAAGCCTCACGCGAGATATCGATCTGCGGGCCTGCATCTTCGCTAAGGAAGATTTCATCTTGCACCAGCAATTGAATAACCGTACCAGCAACGTTATTCGACGTGATGACCTTAAGGCCCATCAAGTAGCCGCCTTCCATCGTCAGGTTCGGGAAAGCGAGGACACCAAGGGGAGTAAGCATCGAGCCGATAGCCAACGCACGAGCAGGCGACATAACCAGCACAGCCGTTTGCAAGTTGTAGTTAGCAGCGATAGCCGGAGCCAGCAGGGCTTGAACGTCCTTACGGAGCGATTCATAATCCGTACCCGTAGCAGCGACAGCAGCAGCGCCGTTCATCATACCTGCAGGCGACACGTTAGCGACAGCAGCAGCAGCACCGAGGAACGTGGTATCAATGCCTTGTGCCGTAGCCTTAATCAAGTCAGCTTGCACGAGAGCTTCAGCAGCCGGATTCGAGAAGCGGATAATTTCATCCGAAAGAATCGACAGCGCGTAGACCTTGCTCCACGTCAGGAACACGGCGTTAAACGCAGCGGACGTAACCGGAGCGGGCGCAGCTTCACCAACCCAGCCCACCGATTGACCGCCAGTTTGGCCCGCGATACGAACGTTAAACGGAACCTTGCGCGCGGCGAGACGACCAACCACGGTTTGCGGGTACAGCAGTTCGATAAAGTCACCGCCATACGTTTCCGGGTACACCAAGTTACCGGCCCATGCCGCAACGGTCGTAGAGCCTGCAGCTACAGCAGCCTTAACGATGCCATTAACAACAGCGTCATCCTTGTAGTGCGCTTCTGCGAGCGACTTAGCCAGCGACAAATCGCCCTTGGCCTTAGCGAGAATCATCGCGGTACGCGTGAAAGCCGAACCCTTGGGCGCGTTGCTCTTGGTCGTGATAACCGGCTCAACAGTGGTAGTCGTAACGGTAGCCACTGCAACAGCTTGCGCAGCCATCGACTTTTCAACGGTCTTAAGGCGGGCCAATTCTGCAGCACCGTCCGTAAGTTCCTTTTCGAACGCGTTAAATTGCGTTACTTCTTCGTCCGTGAGGGCGGTATCGCCATTAACCGACTTCACAACGAGTTCGTTACGTGCGGTTTCAGCTTGTGCCAGACGTGCCGTAAGGGCTTTGATTTTTTCAGCGATAGACAATTTGTAGTCCTTAATATTTACGATACGAAAGGTCAAGCTTGACCAGACGCGGGGTTTTTACAACGGGT